GTATAAATATCAATCATTCTTAAACCATTTGCTACAATCTTTTCTTTATTAAATTTCATTCTTAATACCCAATTTGAACGACTATGATTTTTATTAACAGCTTCATATAAAGGTCTAAATTTATCATATATTTCTAAAATTTTCTTATCTTCTTCAATATGTGTTCCAATTCCATTATCCCAATAAATTTCACTTGTTTCTAATATATCCGCTAATCTAGTAATTTCTAAACTATTTTTAATTTTCATTGCTTTATCTTTTGTTTCAATATTAACTCTATCATCATCATAATTAATACCATCTTCACTAACTTTTGGATTTACAACAGAAGCAACATCATATTTCATATGAATAATTAGAGTAGGTGTTTTAGTTTTTTTAGTAGCACTTAAAATTTCATTTAATCGAGGAACTCCACTAGTTGCTTTAACAGCGGCAGCTGTACCTGAAACATGGAATGAATCTAATGTCATTTGAGTTCCCATTTCTCCAATTGTTTGAGCTGCCACAACTCCAACCATTTCACTAGGAGGTGCTAATGCTTCATAGAAATATTCATAAATTTGTTTAATAACCCAATCAAATAATTCTTTTGAAAAATTATTCTTAATAATCATTTTCTTTGGTGATAAATAACATCTTAATAATATATGAAAGAACATCATTGATTGTTTTGTGAAAATTTTTCCATTTTTATATTCTTCTAAATAATCTACATCATCTATAAATATATCATCCATATAATTTTTATCATTCACATCTTTAATATATAAATCATTAATAATCATATCAATTTTATCTAAAATATAATCTGGTGTTAAATTTGTTAAAGTTCCAACAATACCTAATTCATCTCTTCTTTTAATAGCAGTTGAAATAATACGATTAAATGGTATTGGATATTTAATTTTACTATTTTTATTATAATTATTTACTTTAACAATCATAAACATTTTATCATCCAATAATCGTAAGAAATGATTTTTACATCTTTTAAATGTATCTAAATTAATATCTTTCTTTGCTTCATCCGTTAAATAATTCTCAATTTTATCAATTTGTGTTAAATTATATTCTTCTTCCATTTTCATATAACTCATTTCAATCGTTGGTAAGAATTGATTTTCAATTTTACATCCATCCATTCCATCCTCTCCATATATGAATTGAATAATTGTACCATTCGCATTTCTAACAGAATTATCATAATTAATTTTAGCATCTTCCATCGCTTTTACTAATTTTCTTTGAGCATATCCAGTGCTTGATGTATCTCTTAATACTAATCCATTTCTAATAGCGAAATTATAAGTATCTGGAATTGTTAAATCATATAATTTATTATATATTTTCTTTTCATCTTCATTTAATTCCTTAATTTCTTCAATTGTATCAAATATTACATCATTATATTTCATATTAAAACCAAAGCTATATGTATTTTCATTAATAATACAGAAATAACCATAATAATTACTTAATGTATTGAAACCTAATACTAATTCCTTTGTTTTAATTTCATTAGTATCAATATTTTTCATAAGACTATTAATAAATTCATTAGGAGCATTATAAACGAAATCAGGAAATTTCTTATTAGTAATTCCAACGAAATTTTCTAAAAATTCACGATTTTTATTAATAATTCCATTTGATATATATAAACCAATATCTTTTCCTAAATCTTCATTTAATTCATAATCAATATCATTAAATTTGATATATTTATTAATAATATATGGTCTTTCTAAATTGGCAATTGTTGGCATATTATCACCAATTTTAATTAAATCTGTTTTTTTCTTATAAAATCCTTCACCATTCCAAATTAATAAACTTTCAGAATTTGGTACAATTACTTCTCTTCCTCCACTCGTCTTAATTTTATAAAGAATTTCATTCGGATCATGTCTTGTAATAGCTGTAATTTTCGCCCATTTAACTTTTCCTTTTTCATCACCGGTTGAAATTAAAATTTCTTCATTAATATTTAATAATTCCAAATTTAATTCCTCCTTTCCTGAATATTCAATTAATGATTTATTATTAATATTATCTAATTTATTATCTATCCAATCTCCAATTTTTACACATTTAGAAATTCCATCTTCAATTATAATTATTTCAGTATCACCTGATACAGATTTTACAGCAGTATCTATTAAACCTTCACGACCACCCATAGCATGAAAGAATACTTCATGAGGTGCTAAACCAGCAATGAAACTATTTTCAACAAATCCTCTTGCTTCGGGACCATCATCATATTTAGTAAAATGTGGTAAAGTTCTATCGGTAAAACCATAAGAAATACGTTTTCCATCTACATTTTGCTGTCCTACACATGCCATAATTTGAGCGATATTTGTTTCTTTTCCTTTTGAACCGGATTTAACCATATTAAACATTCTATTAGTTTTTTCATCAATTTTAGCAAGACTGATTTTAGCAACAATACTAGTAGTTTCATTTAAAATACCGATTAATTCTCTTTCAATAAAATCTTCATTATTAAAGATTGAATTATTTTCTAATGTTCCTTTACGCATATCATCTAATTTTTTATAAGCATTTGCTTTCATCTCTTTAATCTTTCCAATTAATTCTTCTTCTGTATTTTTATCAGTAACTAAATCACTAATACCAATACTAAATCCAGCAGTTAATAACCATCTACAAACTAATCTTTGCGTATTATCTAAAAATTTCTTAATTTCAACGGGGCCATAATCATGATAAATAACAGGAATTAATCCATTTGTAATATTATGAAATACTGCTTTATCTAAATTTCCTTTAATTAATTTTGAATTATGAATAATAACTTTATCACCTGCCTTATTCTTTTCTTCAATATATAGAGCAGGTGGAAGAATTTCTGAAAATAATTCTTTTCCAGTATATGTATAATCTTTTGATGGTTTTTCTAATTTTCCTTTAAAATAACTATTACACATTTGAAGATTTGCCATTTGCTTATCTCCAACTATCGTATAATCTTTTGTTAATCTAAATGAACCAACTAATGTATCCTGAACTACTTCAATAGATGGTTTTCCATCTTTTTGTGTTAAAATTAAATATGGTACAGATGCTAAATCTTTTAATTCAAACATTGTCTGAATATTTTGAGGACAATGTAAATTCATCTCATCTCCATCAAAATCAGCATTATATGGTGGTGTATCTAATACATTTAATCTAAATGTTTGATAAGGCATAATAATAACTTTATGACACATCATAGACATCTTATGAAGTGATGGTTGTCGATTAAATAATACATAATCACCATTTCTCAAATGTCTATGAACTACATCACCAAATTTAATTTCATTCACAATTTTATTTAAATCAGCATATTTTAAATTAATCGTAATCATATCAGAACCTTTACGAATATATTTTGCCCCCGGCCATACATCAGGACCATTTAATATTAATCTCTTCATTTCTTCAATATTATATTCATTTACTACCTCCTGAAAAGTAATATTTAAAGCAATTTTAATAGGAACACCTAATTCATCAATACTAATAAATGGGTCAGGTGTAATAACCGATCTCGCTGATTGATCTACACGTTTTCCATTTAAATTTCCACGAATTCTACCATCTTTTTTACGCATTCTATCACAAATAGATTTCAATTTTCTTCCATTTCTTTGTTGTGATGGTGCTAACCCTGGAATTTGATTATCCATTAATGTAAATACGTGATATTGTAAAACCATTGTAATTAATTTAATCGTTTCTTCACTTGCTCCCTTATTAATTTTATCCAATATATTATTATTTGTTTTAATAATATCACTTAATTTATGAGTTAAATCATCTTCTCTTCTTTGTCCATTTTCCTCTATAATTGATGGACGAACAGCAGGAGGTGGAACCGGAAGAGCAGTTAATATCATCCATTCCGGTCTACTCCATGTAGGATTAAATCCCATTACTTCCATATCTTCATTTGTAATTCTCTTAAAAATTCTTAATACATCCTCCGCAGTAAATTCAAGTTGGGTTGATGTTTCCTTATTCTTTTCTTTCCATTCAGCAATAATTTTAATTGCAGCCTCTTTATTATATCTATCAGGTTGTCTTGAACCACATCCAATATGTTTATCATCACCGCATAATTTAATCTTAGTTGTCGTATTACATAATTTAAAATATGCTTCAAATCTTTTCTGATTATTCTTAATTGCCATAATCTTCGCCATATCATTCTTTAAATCTTCATGTTGCGTATGAGGAGATATTAAAATTCTCGAACATCTATAACATACACATTTTAAAATCTTTCTTGTAATATTATGATAACAACAATTAAAACATGGTTTAGCAAGTTCAATATGAGCATGATGATTATTACATAATGAATTTTTTAAACCACATGTAGCACATACACTATTATTATTTGAAGCACCCATTTTCATTGATGATAATGAATTTGATAAATTTTCAGCATTTTCTGATGATACATCATTTCTTGTAATTTTACCAACAGAACGCTTTATAATTTCTTCGGGACTTAATACAGAAAATTGAATACTTCTTACTTCTTGAATTTCAACTTTTTGATTTTGATATGATAATTCTTGGTATATCGACATTTCTATTTATTATATATTTTAATTTTAAATAAAAATCATTTTTTAATAAAAAATTTATATATATATTAGATATATATGGTTAAATCATCAAAACCAGCATCTACAACATCTACTAGTACAACATCTACTAGTAAAAGTAATGTTTATAAAGCAAGAGGATTAACAATAGCAGATTTTAAAAAAATACAAGATAAATATAAAACACATGTTTTAAAAATTGTTAAAGATAAAAGTCAATGTACATACGCATTAGGAGATATACCATGTGATGGTGAATTAAAATGTTATTTATGTGATACATATTTAATCCCACATTATGATACTTTTACAAAGTGTGTACATAAACCAAAAAATATATGGAAAAAAAAAAGTTATGAAAGTAAAGACGGTTTTTATCCACAATGCGAACATATAATTCCTTGTGCTTCGAAATTAACAATACGACCATGGTTTATGAATATTATGTTATATTCAATACATAATACTTTGTTTAAAAAATATAATATAGAAAAAGTAGGTGATATTTCAACCATTTCCGATTATACACTGCCGACATTATTAACCACAGATCAAAAAAGAATATATTTTTTGAATATTATCATAAGAATGAATTATGCTTGGGCGCATAGTATATGTAATAATACAAAAAATGATTTTGATTTTATTGAATTTAATTCAACAACAGGTTATCGATTATTTAAACCTAATATAGATTATGTGATTAATACTATATTTAAAATAGAAAAATATGATTATTATATCAGAACTAAATTAAATAATCGTAGAATACATCCAGACGTTTTGCCAAATACAAAGACATTAATAAAAAAATCTATAAAATCTACGGAAGATAGACTTAATTTTATTTTATATCATTTAAAAAATGGTGATAAATTTCTTGGTACTCCAATATCAAATTATGTAACGGGAGGTTCCAGAAAAAAAAGAGTATTAGGAGGTACAATAAATAAAAATAAATTATTATCATCTCTTGGTGATTTTATAATAAAAACAACAAGTGATGAATTAAGAGAAAAAATAAATTTAACAATTGAATTAATTAATAATATAGTAGAAAATGATATTTTTTTCATGGATTGTATTGATTATATTAATAATATTAATAATTTTAATATTAATGATGTTGAAAATATTAATGATTTTAATGAATATTTAGAAAAATATTTACCAGAAAATATTTATAAATATGAAAAAAA